GTACTAAGTACTCTGATGGTGTTCTTCCAATTGATACTTATAAAAAGGATGTAGACGAAATTTCATCTATCACACTTCAACATGATTGGGAAAATCTTAGAGCATCCATCTTGGATCACGGTCTCAGGCACTCAACATTGTCCGCACAGATGCCATCGGAGAGTAGTTCCGTTGTGTCAAATGCAACCAATGGAATCGAACCTCCCCGTGGTTTCTTGTCCGTTAAGAAATCCAAAAAAGGACCGCTCAAACAGATTGTTCCACAGTACCATACTCTTAAGAATGCTTATACGCTTCTTTGGGATATGCCTAGCAATACTGGGTATATTAATGTTGTCGCTGTTATGCAAAAGTTCTTCGATCAAGCAATTTCTGGCAACTGGTCTTATAACCCAGAAAATTATGAAAATAATGAGGTTCCTGTGTCCGTGATGGCGCACGATATGCTTTATTCTTACTCTATGGGTTGGAAAACAAGTTATTACCAAAACACTTATGATATTAAAACTGATGAGGTAGTGGAAGAACCAAAACAAGACCTTCAATCACTTCTTCAAGAACTTTCTGGTGCTGAAGAGGAAGATTGCGAAAGTTGTAAAATTTGACGAAAGTGTGTTAGAATAATTCATATGTTTAAATCTATATGGATTATTCCAGACAGTATAATCTAATTATTAATAAAGCAAAAGAAAGAGTTTTGGAAGAATACTCTGAAACACATCATATTATTCCAAAATGCTTGGGTGGGACTAATGAAAACACTAATCTAGTGGAATTAACTCCTAGAGAACATTTGATATGTCATAGATTATTAGTTAAAATGTATCCAAACGATATAAGTCTTCATCGAGCATATAATGCTATGGGAACTAGATGTAATTTTTCTTCTAAACTATTTGCAAAAACTAGAAAATATATTTCTGAATATCAAACAGGAACAAAACTTTCAGAAGAAACAAAACAAAAAATGTCTAAAACTAGAAAGGGAGTTCTTAAAAGTGAAGAAACTAAAAGAAAAATGTCCAAACCAAAAACGGAAGAAACTAAAAGAAAAATGTCTTTAGCACAAAAAGGCAATACTAAAGGTTCTAAAAACAAAGGAACCTTCTTTTGGATAAATAATGGAGTTGTTGGTAAGAGAGTATCTTCAGAAGAAAAAATTCCAGAGGGTTGGAAAAGAGGACACGGAAACTTGCATATTAAAAACTTATGACCGAATATAACTTTAAAACAAGTATCGATAATGAAAATACAAGTACAAGTATAAGAGGAATGACCGTTTTTAATACTGAAAAAGTTGATACTAAAAAGTCTCCTATGTTCTTCGGCAAACCTCTTGGAGTTCAGAGGTACGATTCATACAAATACCCAATCTTTGATAAACTGACTACTCAGCAACTTGGATACTTCTGGAGACCCGAAGAGGTGTCTCTCCAGAAGGATCGTGGAGATTATCAAACTCTACGTCCTGAACAGAAGCATATCTACACTTCTAATCTGAAGTATCAAATTATGCTTGATTCTGTTCAGGGGCGTGGTCCTGGTATGGCATTTATTCCATACTGCTCACTTCCTGAATTGGAAGCATGTATGGAAGTGTGGGGATTTATGGAGATGATCCATAGTCGCTCATACACTTATATTATTAAGAATATCTATTCAGACCCTTCTGAGGTGTTTGATACTATCATTGGTGATGAACGCATTCTGGAGCGTGCTAAGAGCGTTACAGAGTCTTATGATGACTTTATTCAATCAGCACAATTTTATGGAACTTCCGATCAATGGAAGCATCAACTTGAAGGAGTCACATACGCAAAGGAATCACTTAATGACGTTAAACGAAAACTCTATAGAGCAGTCGCAAACGTTAATATTCTTGAAGGTATTCGCTTCTACGTTAGTTTTGCTTGTAGTTTCGCCTTTGGTGAACTTAAGCTTATGGAAGGATCCGCTAAAATCATCTCTCTCATCGCAAGAGACGAAAACCAACACTTAGCACTTACTCAGAACATTCTGAATAAGTGGAGAGAAGGTGACGATCCTGAAATGAAACAGATTGCAAAAGAAGAGGAGGAATGGGTTTATAAGATGTTTGATCGTGCGGTAAATGAAGAAAAGAAATGGGCAGATTATCTGTTCAAAGATGGCAGCATGATTGGACTGAATGATAAACTTCTCCAACAATACGTAGAATGGATTGCAAATAGAAGACTTAAAGCAATCGGTCTCAAACCACAATATGATATTTCAGCAAACAATAATCCACTTCCTTGGACTCAGCATTGGATTTCTTCCAAAGGTCTCCAAGTAGCCCCACAAGAAACAGAAGTAGAGTCCTATGTAGTAGGAGGCATTAAACAAGATGTTACCAAAAATACTTTCGCAGGATTCAAACTATGATGAGTGGTGTGAACAAGAAATTCTAAATGCTTATAAAGAAGCAGCAGAATGTGATGAGTTTATGTTTGGAGATTATGACTATTGTAAAGAATGGTTAGGTATAAATACCGATGATGTCGTATAGATAGAGGAGGTTAATCCTCCTTTTTTATGTCCAAAAATAATTTTAATAAAGATGAATTTAGAGTTCGGGTGCTAAAGTTAAAAAACGAATTATATCACGATCCAAATTGGTATTCTAATCCAAAGAATCTAGCAGATAAATATCTGAACAAGGTTCTTGAAATTATTGATGAGTATAGATATTGACTATGAAAATCCTTGGATCTATAATGGAAATCCTTTTACCAGTGCTGATATTGGAGACCATTATGGATTTGTTTATTTAATTGAAAATAAACTGAATGGTAGGAAATACATAGGTAGAAAATACTTATGGCAATTCAGAACTCCAAAAGGTAAAAAAAGAAAAGTAAAATCAGAATCTAATTGGAAGGATTACTATGGGTCTTGTCCGGAACTTAAAGAAGACATTGACAAATTGGGCAGAGAGAATTTTAGTAGAACTATCTTATCATTACATAAAACAAAGGGCAAAACAAACTACGAAGAGACACGACAACTCTTTGTCCACAATGTCCTCACAGAAGGACTTGACGACGGAACTCCAAGATGGTACAATTCACAAGTCCTCAACAGATATTTCCGAAAAGACTATTATGGAAACAACGACTGAAGATATCGTCGCACATGTGAGGAGTTGGTCTCTTGACCGTGCTGCAGATATGAGTATTGATAAAGAGGATGCTCGTGCTATTCTTGCAGAGTTCTATGAATGGATTGAACCAGAAGGTGATGAACTGGAAATCGTTTCTCTAGAACCACAAGATTGACAAAAACTAAATAAAAACTTATAATGTTAAAATCCCTGTTATGAGCAGGGTTTTTTATTATGAGATTTTGAGGATTGATTTAGAGCCGTGGAGATTGCCCCTTGAGAAAGGGGAAGTGCGCTTTCTCTATACGGATGTAGAGTTCTATTAAATTTAATGCGAAACTGCTTTACTGTAGCCCTCTTGCCTCTTCTGGCAACGGTTACAACCACAACGGCAACACTGCCATCATCTGCTATTGCTCCTTCTTATTCTATTATTAAGGAGTTTGAAACAGAGAAGACAGCAATCCGCGAGGTTGCTCCCGAAAAGCCAAAAGAGAAAAGGCTAATTTGTAAAGGGTGTAATGAACATGAAAATGCTGCCCTGGCATTTCTCCAGGATTATGGTATTACAGACAAAAACGCCCTAGCTACCATTATGGGCAATATTAAGCAAGAGTCTACGTTTGTGCCTAATATTTGCGAAGGTGGTAGCAGAACGTCATATGGTGGATGCGGAAGAGGATATGGAATTATCCAATGGACTTCTTCCGACAGATATTATGGTTTGGGTAATTATGCGAGGAAGATTGGAGGAAATCCTTCTACCATTGATACTCAACTTAAGTATCTTACTACTGAGACCCAGTGGAAGAGAATTGAGAACCATATGAAAACACCTGGTAAGTCTATCAATTCATATATGAATACTGCGTATTCTTGGATTGGATGGGGCCACCACGGAGCAAGAACACATTATGCTTATGATTATGCTAAACGAATAGTTGAAACTGAAGTGTAAAACTGAATAATAAATAGAGGGAGTCATAGACTCCCTTTTTTTATGCTCAATTTTAACTTCGGAAACAAGAGACCAGACCAGAAGCAGATCGTCCTTGTAAGCGTCGTATTGAGCGTTCTAGTAGCATCACTCTCTCAATGCACTGGAGCGCCCCAGGAGCGCCTCTGGGACCTCTTAGACGAGGCGCAGAGGAGGTTCTTCCCACAGACCATAATTAATGATGTTCTCCTCAAAGACCCAGGAGTCGTAAAGAGAAGAGTAGAAAGAGATGTTGATAAAGCCATCCATGACTATGAACGCTTGACAGGGTATTCAAATGAACCTAGAATACCTTTGCCGAGGTTGATAGAAATAGCTCCTGATAATTCTGTATGTTACTCTGAGGAGTGTAAAAAACTTGGTGGAGAGATGAGATTATGTTCTCCTTGGATAAAAGATTGCGTTTAAAGCGTATAAATAACACATCCTTAAATTTTTTATTGGAGGTTATTATGTCTACATCACAAGAACTGCTTGATGCCGTTGAAGCATGGAAAGCAGAAGACGAAAAGTTCACTGTAAAAGGTAATGCTTCTGCGGGTACTCGTGCCCGTAAGGCACTCCAGGAAATTGCTAGACTTGTAAAAGCACGTAGAGCAGAAATCACTGAAGAGAAGACCTCACGTAAGGAAGCAAAAGCGGCTGGTTGACACCAGAGCACCAGTACCTTATAATACTCTCATGGGCAGCAGGGGTCCAAACCTTGTTTAAGTCCCACCCCTCCCATGCCTCTCATAGAAGCACAAACAGGGAGGTTTATATTTTGGGCACGTAGCATAATGGACAATGCCACATCCTTCTAAGATGTTTTATGGGAGTTCGACCCTCTCCGTGCCTGTTAAATAGTTCAGTTGTATAAATATTAATAAATATCCAATGAACTAATGGAATATTCTATTCTTAAATCTTTTGTAGATAAAAAAAATGTCTGCAAGGGAAATATCAAAATTAACTAATAAAAGTTTGACATCTATTAGGTATTGGTTAAAAAAATATAATTTAGAAACAGCATTTAAATCCTTTAAAGAAGAACCATATTATACTGTTGAACGTGTAGATGGAAAACCAATACAAAAATGTTCTAAATGCAAAGTTCTTTTAACTGAAGAAACTGGATATTGGAGAAATAGTAAAAAAGTTTGGTTGGCAAATTGTAAAAAATGTCATAATAGTTATAATGCTGATAGATGGAAAAATAGTAAAAAGAAAGCAGTTGAGTATAAGGGTGGTAAATGTCAAAAATGCGGATATAATAAATGCATCGATGCATTAGAGTTCCATCATATTGACCCAACTCAAAAAGATAAAAACTTTGGAAATCTAAAATTGAGAAAATGGGAAGACCAAATAAAAGAACTTGATAAGTGTATATGTGTTTGTGCAAATTGTCATAGAGAAATACACGCAGAACTTAGACTTGACATCTCCACCGAATTAGTGTAATATATAAAAGTGATAGAGGGTAAGTCACTGTTATATCCTTATGAGGTATATCACACTTACTCCATCAAATCGTAGGAAATCGTAGGAAGTGCAATCCCTCTCGCTGGTTATGCTGGATGATGGAAAAGGTGATTCTGTCCGCACATAGAGATCCCTCCTACCATTATGCCCGTGTACTCCAACGGTAGAGAGGGTGGACTTAGAATCCATACAGTGGAAGTTCAAATCTTCTCACGGGCACTTGACAATTAAACTTAAATAGTTTATAATTGTCTTATATGCGGGTATCGTCTAACGGCTAAGATGATTGCCTTCCAAGCAATAGATGGGGTTTCGATTACCCCTACCCGCTCTTGGTAGTCGCTAGGCAGATAGCATAGAAAGACGCCAAAGGAAGTTAAGTCAAAGAATCGAGACAAGCAGACAATGCCCTTTGAACTGGTGTAAGTCCAGTAACTTCCTATATTCCCCTGTGGCGCAGCGGTAGCGCGAGAAACTGTTAATTTCCAGGTCACAAGTTCGAATCTTGTCGGGGGAGCCAGGGCGATTAACTCAGAGGTAGAGTGGCACGTTTACACCGTGTACGTCGGCGGTTCGATCCCGTCATCGCCCACTTGATAAATAAGAATAAAAAGAGTATAATGGAAACACTATTTAAACTCTTGAGTGATGCTCAGTCATCACTTTTTGTTTTATTCCATAAAACTTGGGCATTTCATTGGAATGTCGTTGGTTCAGATTTCACACAACTACATCAACTTTTTGGTGGTCAGTATGAGACTATGTTTGAAGAGATTGATCGTCTCTCAGAACATATGCGTTATTTGAATGTAAAACCTCTTAGTTCTCTTTCCAGAATGCTTGAGGTAACTCAGATTCAGGAAGCAGCAAGTTCAACAACAGCAAATAATATGCTTTCAGAACTTCTTGAGAATAATGAAAAGTTTTGTGATATGTTGAAAGAAATTTCGGAAGAAGCAGAAGAGCAAAAGTCATATGCAACTGCTAATTTAGTTCAAGATTTAATGGAATCTCACGGTAAATTTATCTGGATGTTAAGATCGCACCTACAATGAATAGGATGAAGAAAAATGTTATCAATAAGATGTAAAGATTGTAATAGAGAACTGATAGGACATCATTCAAAAACAGTGTCTTGCGGATGTCCAAATATGGCAACAATTCGTGGAGATAAGATTTCAGCACTTGACTTATCTCGCATAGTTATGCTAAACTCTTTAAAAGAAAATACAAAAACAAACGTACTTACCTCTCAAGATATTGCTTGGCAGGAAGCACGTAGACAACGTAAAGTTCGTCGTTTGGATTTTGAAGTCCGTTGAGGACTTATTTGGAAGGTCAATCCGATTGGCGACGGAACCGCTCTTGAAAAGCGTTGAGGTGTTAAAGCCCTTGTCGGTTCGACTCCGACACCTTCCGTTTTAAGAAATACAACAAATTTAACAATCTCTTCAACAGTGTTAAGATATCAACACAAAATGTTGACGATGAAAGTTCTCTGATTAGTATATAATAGTACTATCATTCAAAATTTATGGACCAACATACCTATAATAATTGGGTGAAGATCAAGGAGACTTTTGAAACCTCTGGCAACACAGATAATATGTTTTACAAAAGAGCAGTTGAAATTGTAAAAACAAAAAGAGATCCTCTTGCTAAGTTTCTTGGAGATGAAAAGTGATGGAGCCTCAAGACGAATTCATCACACGTTCTGAAGTTCAGGAGATGATTGATGCAGCAATACGACGACACAACCGTAATGCTTCTATCATTAGTATGTGCGTCGGTTGGGTGGTTCTTGCTTTATTTGCTGAGGGACTTCTAAGGTTAGTTGGAGTTATTCCTCCACTACTTCCTTTTCTTAAAATTACTTTAAACTAAAGCATATGAGTAATACCATATATACTGCAATGACAATTTTTGGTTTGATTGGAATTTTGATTATTTGGTCCTTGACACACGCCTATTCATCATGATAAAATTTGTAGAGTTCCTTCTCACCAACCAAGTGTCATTATTCGTCATTGGTTGCCTCTTGACAATCCTTCCAGCAATGGGTATAATGATTGTACATTCAACGAAGGAAAAAGATTAAATCTTATAAATAGATTTGAACTTTATTTGAAGAATAATGCCAGCAAAAAACCCAAAAGAATACGCTTCAAAGCACTATCAGCAGAATAAATCTTTATATGCTGAAAGAAGTAAAGTTGCCAGACTTAGGGTTAAAGAATGGTATAATGAACTTATGAATGATAAGTTCTGCGAAAAATGTGGTGAATCTGATACTATTGTATTAGAATGGCATCACATAGATCCATCTAAAAAGGATATGAGCATTGCTGATATGCTTTCGAGAAGAGGAAAACAAACTATCTTAGAAGAGATAGATAAGTGTATGTGTCTTTGTGCTAATTGTCACAGAAGATTGCATCATCAAATACGCAACGGGGTGTAGCTCAGCTTGGATAGAGCGCCGCTTTTGGGAAGCGGAAGTCGCAGATTCGAATTCTGTCACCCCGACTCATAAAACTCACTTTATGAAAATGAATCAAGAAATTAACGATCTCACATCACTTACAATTGAAGAGTTTCAAAAAGATTTTGATAATCTAATGAATCGTGTTGAAAATGGAGAATCATTCGTCATAAAGAGTGAGCACGGAAACGCTATTATTGTTCCGTATAACGAAGTAGTACAGATATTCCAAGAAGCTGGTGTGGACGACGATGTGATACGAATACACACCGATCACGAAGAAGGTTCTTGACAAAGGGTTCCAGGTACTCTACAATATACCTGATTAATGCGAGTGAGACTTGGTAGTCAGAGGAGTCTTATAAACTCTTTCCGCCAGATTAGCGGCTTTGAGGTGGTTCGAATCCACCCACTCGTACCTGCTCCTTTAGCAATCTGGTGAATGCAGCGAACTCATAATTCGCCTGAGGCGTGTTCGATCCACGCAAGGAGCACTGGACACTTACAAAAGCGTCCTACTTGACTTTCAAACATTACTTCTCTATAATACAAAGGTCAACAAACAAAACAATGACTCTCACTGCTAAATTCAAGAAAGACGTTCAGACCCTTCGCGGTGCAGCAAACGGTGAATTCTACCTTGATGTAAAGAATCCGAAACTTTATAAAAAGGTTCGTCGTTATTATGAAAACGAAGGTGTAGTGTTCTCTGGTGATCCTTTGGATGATTATGAAATGCTTATGGAATATGTTCTTGCTGATCTTGAATCCGTTGAAGTTGTATAGTAGTTAAATAGTCTCGGAATGACTTAAAACTTGCCCTGGTCGGTGATGAAAACCCCTTATGTCTAAAACAAGTATCTTAAGGTATCTTGGAAATCTTCTTCTCATAATTGGTTATCAAACTATGTTGTGGGGAGATTTCAAATATGGTTTAATGTTAAACGTTGTTGGGGGATTACTCACAGTACCTTTTGCAATTAAACTAAAACTTTGGGATGTGCTATTCTTATGTGCATTCTTTGGTATTACCGAGATATCAAAGTTAACCCAACTTTATTTTAGTCCTGGAATGACTTAAAACTTACACTGGTGGAGTCAAGTATGACCCTATTATGAGTTTACGTCATCTCAAAAATGCCGTTGGTGCGGATGGGGAATTCTTTCTCCGCCTGGTTTCCAATTTCCAGTCAAAGAATTGGTGGCGAGCCTGAGTTACTGAGGTGGGTTGCATAAACCCACCTTTTTTAGTATAATGATGAAAAGTACCTTGCTTTATGAAAGTAGCATTAATTACTGGCATTACTGGACAAGACGGATCATATCTTGCAGAACTTCTATTGCATAAAGGTTATGAAGTTCATGGTATTATTCGTCGTGCTTCACTAATTAATACACATAGGATTGACCATATTTACGAGCAAATTAAACTTCATTATGGTGATCTTACAGACTCTACAAACCTTGTAAGAGTAATTCAGCAAGTTCAACCAGATGAAATATATAATCTTGGTGCTCAAAGTCATGTCAAAGTATCCTTTGAGATGCCTGAATACACTGCTGATGTGGATGGTGTGGGAACTCTTCGTGTTCTTGAGGCAGTGCGTCTCTTGGGTATGGAAGATCGTATTCGCATTTACCAGGCATCTACGAGTGAACTTTATGGTCTTGTTCAAGAAATTCCTCAACGCGAAACTACTCCTTTTTATCCCCGTTCTCCTTATGGTGTAGCAAAACTGTATGCCTATTGGATTACCAAAAACTACCGTGAGGCATATGGGATGTATGCTTGTACAGGAATTCTTTTCAATCACGAATCACCAAGGCGTGGTGAGACATTTGTAACACGTAAGATTACGATGGGTCTCAAGGCAATGTCTGAAGGTAAGCAGACTGTTCTTAAGTTGGGTAATCTTGATGCCAAACGCGACTGGGGACATGCGAAAGATTATGTTGAAGCAATGTGGATGATGCTTCAACAAGAAGAACCGGATGATTATGTAATTGCCACCGGAAAACAATACTCAGTTCGTGAGTTTGTTGAAATGTCAGCACCTTACTTTGGAATGAATATAGAGTGGCAGTTTACTGTAGATGGAACTGAAGTTGGAATTGATACAAATACTGGATTGGTGCGTGTGATAGTAGATCCTAAATATTTTCGCCCAGCAGAAGTAGACACCCTATTGGGGGATTACACCAAAGCAAAACAAAAACTAGGGTGGCAACCTAAAATTTCTTTTGAACAATTAGTTGAGGATATGTGTATCCATGAAGATAGGATTTAATTGTAGTTGTTTTGATCTTTTTCATGCTGGGCACGTTACGATGCTTAAGATGGAAAAAGAAATGTGTGACTATTTGAAAGTCGCACTTCAAGTTGATCCAACTATTGACCGACCTGGTTTAAAAAATAAACCAATACAATCAATTTATGAAAGGTATGCTCAAATACAGGGGTGTAAATATGTTGATGAGATTTTAGTCTATGACACAGAAGCAGACCTTTTAAATTTAATTAAAACTCAAACGTTTCATATTCGTTTCTTGAGTGAAGAGTATCGGGATGTTGAAGTCACTGGAAAGCAATATTGTATTGATAATGGTATTGAAATTCATTACCATAAAAGAAGACATCAATACTCTACTACAGAACTTAGAAACAGAGTTTATGAACTTGAGAAGGCAAAGAGAGAAGAGAAGAATATAAAAGATATTCAACAGTATTCTCCCGAACTCTTAGAAAAATATTCAGTTAAGAACGATTAGTCATGACAGTTTTAGTTACTGGAGGTGCTGGATTTATTGGAAGTAATTTTCTTCATCACTTAGTAAATTGTACGAATGAAGAAATTATTTGTATCGATAATCTAACTTACGCTTCCGATTGGCATAATATTCCTGATAGGGTTTTATTCTATACCACAGATATTGCCGACAATCATAATTGTGACTTTGTTTTTAAAAAACATAAACCATCCACAGTCTTTCACTTTGCTGCTGAAAGTCATGTTGATAATTCCATTAAAGATTGTTCTCCATTTATTGCCACAAATATAAATGGAACAGTCAATCTATTGAATCTCTCTTTAAAATATGAAGTTGAAAAGTTTATACACATATCAACTGATGAGGTTTATGGATCTGTTGATGATGGGTATTTCACTGAAAATTCAAATTACAACCCAAGAAATCCATATTCTGCCTCAAAGGCAGCAAGTGATCATTTTGTGATGGCATACCACAATACATATGGACTTCCTACTGTAATTACAAATTGTTCTAACAATTATGGTCCTCGACAGTATCATGAAAAGATGATACCCAAAGCAATTACTAATCTTTTATCTGGTAAAAAAGTTCCAATTTATGGCGATGGTAAACAAGTTAGAGACTGGTTGTATGTACAAGATCATTGTGAGGCATTGATTGAGGTTTGGTTAAAGGGAAGAGTCGGACAAAAATATAATATTGGTGGTGAATGTGAAATAAAGAATATTGATATTGTTAGAATGATTCTGGATTATATGAATCTTAAAGAAGATATGATAGAATATGTTGAGGATAGACCTGGGCATGACCGAAGATACTCAACTGATATAACAAAAATACGCCATGAGTTGAAATGGTCCCCAAAAGTTTCGATAGAAGAAGGTTTAGAAAAAACAATTAATTGGTATGAACAGAGAATCTAAAATTTTAGTTGCTGGCGCTAACGGAATGGTTGGTAGAGCAATAGTAAGAAACCTTGAAACAAAAGGATATGTCAACATTATCAGAGGAACCAGAGATGATGTTGACTTTACTAATCAAGAAGAAGTAGAGCGTTATTTTTGTTCTGAAGAACCAGAATATGTTTTTCTTGCCGCAGCGAAAGCTGGTGGTATCATGGCAAATAAAACTTATCCTGCGGATTTTATATATGATAATTTGATGATTCAATCAAATATCATTAATACTTCTTATAATTATGGAATTAAAAAGTTACTGTTTCTTGGTTCATCATGCATTTATCCAAAGTATCCAAACCTTCCAATTACTGAAGATCAACTTCTAGCAGGTCCTTTGGAAACGACAAATGATTCTTATGCCATAGCAAAAATTGCTGGAATCAAAATGTGTCAAGCATATCGCAAGCAATATGGATTTAACGCAATCTCATTGATGCCGACTAATCTTTATGGTCCTTACGATAATTTTAATCTAGAGACATCTCATGTTCTTCCCGCAATGCTTGCTAAGTTTCATGCTGCCTTAGACCATAGTAAATATTGGGAAGTAAAACTGTGGGGTGATGGTTCTGCGATGCGTGAGTTTCTACACGTTGATGATCTTGCTGAGGCGTGTTATGTTTGTATGAAAAACTATGATGGTGACGAGCACATTAATGTTGGAACTGGAGTAGATGTGACTATCAAAGAATTGGCAACAATGATTGCTAATGTTGTTGGATATGACCGTGATATTAATTGGGATACTACAAAACCAAATGGAACTCCACGTAAAGTTTTGAATGTAGATAAAATTAAGTCACTTGGTTGGGAACCAAAGATAACTCTTAAAGAGGGGATTGAAAAAACATATGACTGGTATTGCCATACCATGCTATAATATATACTAGGAGATTATTGATTTGTTCATGACACAACAGATTAAAACAGCACTTGTTCTTGGTGCTGGTGGCTTTATTGGTAGTCACATGGTTAAACGACTGAAGAAAGAAGGATATTGGGTTCGTGGGGTAGATGTAAAATATCCAGAACATTCTGTATCTGCGGCAGATGAATTCATTCTTGGTGATCTAACAGACCAAGTATTTGTAGAAAGAGTTGTACAGTTTAAAGGATATCTTGGTAACTTTTATAACTTCATAGCATCAAAGTATATTGATACTTTTGATGAAATCTATCAGTTTGCTGCTGATATGGGTGGTGCTGGGTATATCTTTACTGGAGATCATGATGCGGATGTAATGAATAACTCCGCGTCAATTAACTTGAATGTTCTTCGTTCTCTTAAAGAACTAAATGAATTGAAGGAAGTAAATAAGACAACTATTTTCTTCTCTTCATCAGCATGTATGTATCCTGAGCACATTCAACTTGATCCAGCAAACCCTGGACTCAAAGAGAGTGATGCTTATCCTGCTGGACCAGATAGTGAATATGGATGGGAAAAACTGTTTTCGGAACGCCTCTACTTTGCTTATCATCGCAACTATGGTATTCCTGTACGTGTTGCTCGATATCATAATATATTCGGACCAGAAGGAACCTGGC